CTGTCAAACCCATCGTCAAGAAGACGATTAAGAAGATCAAGGCGAAGCTGGGGAAGAAGGTGGTTGTTGAGTCTGTTTTCGAGCGCCAGAAGTTCCAGCGTTCTCTTCGTAAATGATCTTGTGAGTGTGGGGCGGAATTTTGGGCGGCGGATTGCTTACGACGACATCAGCACAGATTGCTGAGAAGGGTGAATCAGGGTGAAAGCCAACGCCATCTCTGATTAGGTCAGCACAGTTTTTGAGGCGCTTGATCTCGTAGACCATACGCTCGTTAGCAAGCTTGGCGTCCAGCAGCGCCACTTGTTTTTCAGCTGCTTTGCGGCAAGTCCTGACGTGATGCCGATCTAGCGGGATGGAAAAGGTGGCAGTGATTCCGCCATTGACCGAAAAATTTGTTTTCTGACCTGTGCGAACAGGTTTATAGAAGAGGATTTTGCCCGGATTGTCAGGTCTTCCGTCTGGGACGGGGTTTCCTTCTGGATCTTTTGCGCCCTTTACATCCAAAGTGTCATAGACAGGTTCTTGGTAGTACGACTCATACGGATTGGCCCAGCTGGTTGTGGTGCTGAGAAATGGATTGATATTTAGCGTTGCGCCTTGGCAGCTGATGCCTCCACCGTATGTGTTCGTAAATTGCCGACTCGGCACCACCTGCACAGCCTGATTCGTCACACTGCCAGAGCTATTTGCGACTGGAGCAGCAGTGCTACTGACTTGTGCCTGCGCTGGAGCGGTAAGCAGCAAAAGCGTTGCAATAACTCGCTTCATTGGGTGAAGGTGCTTAGCGTCTCCGTGATCGATTCAACGTCAGTCTCACGATTGATGATCGTATGTTCTGTCAGACCTGGCCCTTGCAAGGTTTCGCTGAAACTGAAAGATGCGGCTTCGTTGACGATTTTCCACGATGGTTTTTTAGCAGGATCAAGACCGCGCCAAACACTTGAGACACCGTTCAAGGTGTTTGTTGTTGTGACTAAACCCATCGGTGCTATCGGACCACTAGGAGCAACATTGGTGCCAGTCGCGGTGTATTCGTAGCCCGTTCGATACTGATAAGAGTTGATGACCTCATTGACCTTAGTCTTTGTGGTCGTGGTGGACTTAAGAGTTCCTTGCTGGAAGTTGGGAACAACTGGGATGGCTTTAGCTTCTGGAGCGGCAAGCACTGCAAAGCACAAAACGCCATAAGCAATCCAGATCCCAGGCCACATCACTTGATCGTGAGTTCTGAGGTCAGCTGACCAATAGCCAAAGTGTTACCTCCACCTGCTGTGATTGTCATAGCGCCGTCTGATGCGATGGTGCCTGCAAGGTCGCCTGCAGTTCCAGCAGCTGTTGAGGTAACGCTGCCGAAGTTTGGAGCAGCTCCGACAGTTGGTGCTGAAGTTGGCACCGCATCAGCCTGCGTATAGCTCTGGCTGAATGAGAAAGCTTCGCCCGGTGAGTCTTGAGTGGCCGCAATCGTGCCTGGAGCGTAAACACCGCTGGTGATTGTTCCAGCTGAAATGGTGTTTGCTGTGGTGCCATCTGTCGTGTCTACTCCAGAGCCTGAGATAGAAAAGGAAGAGCCGATTCTGTCTGCGGTTGTTACCGCGCCACCAACCTGCAGAGACACAGAGGACATGATCTTGTGCGTTAAATCAGCACGAGCAGGCGAAGCAGCAGCGAGTGTGATACCTAATACCAAAAGTGTGCGAATCATTTGATGCCAGTTTTGGTGTCTTTGTTGTCCACGATAGTCGGTTTCTTGTTTGCGTTTCCATTGCTCTTGCGCTCGATGCCGAACGACGCCATCGCGCCAGTAAGCAAAGACGCCACAAACGTATTGTCCATTTTCATCTGCGGAAAAACGCCCAGATAGGAAGCGGTCAGAAGCGCGGCACTCCAAGCCAAGACCAAAGCCTTGACGACGTCTGCCATTGAAACGCCTTCTTTTTCGTGCTGATCTTCAGGGTTGGAAGCCATGGCAGAACAGAGCTACCGTTACAGAGTAACGAAGTCAGGCCAATGCTTCTAATCCTCAAGCCGATCTTGATGACTGCATGGAAGTCAAGAGCGTTCAAAGAGCTGATTGTGGCGATGCTGGAGAAGATCGTCGCAAGGACTGACAACGACCTAGACGACCTTGCGGTAAAGCATGTCCGTGAAATGCTCTTGCCTGACACGAGAGTTGAAAAGTAGGTGGCATCCGGCATCATCCAACTGATTTTGCTGTTGTTGGGTATGGCCTTCGGTCTATTGCCGTTCTTCCAGTTTTTCCGTGGTACGTCCCATCAGCTGGCTGCAATTAAACAGCTTGAAGAGTCGATGCCGTCTGAGTTATTGGAGGAAGACGAAGCTGATTGGTTTCAACTCTGGAAAGAAAGCGGATATGACCAGCAGATCTACATGCCTTACTTCAGGCAACTCGACAACAAAACCGGCACGGGCTACCGAGAGTGTTTCTCTAGCGCTGCGGCGATGGTGGCTGCCTATTACAAGAAGGTTCGCACGGACGACGAATACAACAAGATTCGCGCGAAGTTTGGAGACACCACGTCAGTAGAAGCGCAGCTAGCAGCTTTGCGCAGTCTTGGTCTGCAGGCTGAGTTTCGCAAAGACGGTGACGCTGACTTAGTCGAGCTAGAGATCGAAAACGGCAGACCTGTTTTAGTTGGATGGCTGCATGCCGGAAACATGCTTCTAGGCGAACCACCGATGTGTAATGGCTTGGGATGTGGCCATTGGAGCGTAATCAGTGGATACGCATCCAAGAAAAGCAATGACCCTGAGTGGATCATGCAAGATCCTCGTGGCTATCCCGAAATGGAGAAAGGCGGCCACAGCAATCCGCATCTAGGACGCAATGTCCGCGTAAGGCAAGCTGCGTTTTACCAGCGTTGGCAAGCAGAAGGGCCAGGTACGGGATGGGTAATCCTTGTCAATGAGTGATTTCTATTGGATATGGGCATACGTCAGTGCTTTTTGGAGCACTGTGATCGTTAATTGCGCTCAGCCGACCAACTGGGATCGTTGCTCGCAAGTTGACGACTGGCTAGTCCCATGGGTTCGAGATGTAGGTGAGATGTATCAGAAAGGCCCGTATCACAGCGAAAAAAACATTCTCAAGCAAGCTGAGTAGGATTGCTTTTTGCGTTTCTGGTATGGCGGTTCTGTGCGATTGGGAGATCAGAGCCAGGTGCGAAAAGGGCAAGATGGTCGTGCCATTTTCAGAGGAACTGCTCAACCCTGCCAGCTTGGATTTGCGCCTAGGCGATCACCTCATGGTGGAAAGCATCTATAGCCCCGAGCTTGTACGCATCAACATCGCAGAGAGATCAGAAGATGATCCATTCATGCTGCAACCTGGCGAGTTTTGCTTAGCTGAGACGCTTGAGCTATTCAACCTGCCTGACGACATCAGCTCGCAGTTCGTGCTCAAGAGCAGTCGAGCCAGAAGTGGCCTGAATCATTTGCTCGCAGGCTGGTGTGATCCAGGCTGGCACGGAAGCAAGTTGACGCTCGAACTGAAGAACGAACGCTTGCACCATGCGTTGCCTCTGTATCCAGGCTTGAAGATCGGTCAGATGGTGTTCCATTCGATGTCTAATACGCCAATGAACAGCTATCGCGACGTAGGCCACTACAACAATCATTTGACTGTTATGCCGAGCGTGGCGTAATCGCTGCAGGCTCGCTATAGCTGGCGTAATCCTGCGGGCACGACAATGGGCTGGGCAGATTGGATGATCGTCGAGCAATCGCTCGAAGAAGAGCTACAGCTAGAGAAGACAGTCCGAGAGATACAGAGCTGTGACGACAAAGATGCGTTGATGCAGCTCTGTGTCGCGATGGCACAGCAAAACTGGCACCACAGCAAGATGCTGCGACAGGCTGTGAATCACATCGCATCAATGGACTCTGCTTTGATGCCTAGTGACTAGGATTTGTGTCTCATCCTTTTTAAGGGCGAGGACAAGTGACCTGCAGCGGATCAGGTGTGAGGAGCGTCAGGCGCGCGAGCCGGTTCTAGTCCGCAATTTTTGAGGTGAAGGCAGTAGCAGTAGAACCACTGCGCTTTCCAGTCTTCAGCAAAAAAGCGCCGCATACCTGAGTATGTGACGCAATATTGGTCGCCGATGACCTTGATTGTTGGATCAGTCATTTGTCGAGGACTTACACGAAGCGTCCGTGAGGGTGGTAGACAAACCCTCGCAGCCGTTTCCGGTACTGCACGCATGATGCCTCGCTTATCAGAAACGTGACCGTTTCTTGGCAGGTGCAGACTCTTCTGCTTCTTTCTTTGGCGGCAAGCTGAAGTCGTTCACGTTTAGCTCAAGGCTGACGCCTGTGCTGCCGTCTTTACGCTCAAACTCGCGGTGATGAGCTTGGCCACTAACGACAAGGCGCATGCCTTTCTTGACGTAGTCCATCACGACATCGCCGCGATTGCCCCAGACAGCGCAGTTGATCCACGTTGTCGTCTCTTCGTCTTTGGTCTTGCGATTCACAGCCAGAGAGAAGTTCGTGACAGTGCTGCTGCCAGCTTCACGCTGTTCAGGATCGCTGCCGACGTTGCCGTATGCGGTGAGATTAAGCACGGTGTTTACCTCGAAAAAATTGAGAGATGATGATGCGGAGAGCTTGGTTTTGGTTGTAACCACGGCTCTCCATGAAGTGTTTGAGTCTGTCGGCTAGATCCTTGTCGAGCCGAACTTGAAACTGAAGTGGACGACGTTTGGCGTCAGCTCGCCTTCGATACTCCTTTAGATCTTTGTCATCCATTCAGGTCTTTCTTGGAAAGCTTCTGTTTGCTGTGCCAGTCATTAATGAACTTTTGATGGCTCACAGTCTGGATCCGATCAGAGACTGAGCCTGGCCCTACAAACTTACCGTCGAATGCTTTGCAGAACTGTTTGAGTTTTTCGTCGCTCAGTTCTTCGAGCATGTCGAGCAGCATTTCCTTGTCGTCTTCCTCAAGAGGCACGTCGCCGTCATCCACATCTTGTGGTTTTTCCACAGGAGCTGATTCTGTTGACTCGTCATCTCGGAACGGATCCTCGACTTCTTCTTTAGCCCAAAGCTGCCATGCAAGGCCGAATTGTGCGCAAGCAGCAGTAGCCATGCAGCGGCGATGCGTGTCTGTAAAAAGACGCGCCGTGACTTTGTCGTACTCAACAGGGGCTTTTTTGTTGTCCATCACAGCCTGTGGAAAATCAGGAGTGATCTCACCATCAGGTCCGCGAAAACGACCAACGACATAAGCCGTGTCGTTAGGAGCTTTCCAAACGTGCGTGCCATCAGGAGAGGGCACAACTTCAAACTGCCAGCCTGGAGCATGCTCGTGGAGCAAATGAGCTACACGTGCCCAGTTGACGTACTTGGCTGAATACTTGCCAGTACCTTTGACGAGAATGTCATCAGTAGTGATGACATCACCGAGATTGGGCATCGAAGGCTTCGATGGTGACGATGGCACTGGGTCTTTCGTCGATGGAGGCATAACGTCGATGAGCGTTGATTTCGATGATCTGTGAATCATCTAGGTAACAGAGGCCTTGCAGCGCATCGCACAGAGCACGAACGAGCTTGTCTAGATCGCCTATGCGAGCTGTGCAGTGTTGCGGTGCAGAAGGCTTTAGTTGACCGTTTGCGCGGTAATGACTCTGCGGCCGAGCGAATAGGAATGAGACCTTGATTCGCATCGGTAGTATGGCATGCCATTCTTTAGGAAGCAACCTTTCTGCGGCGTGCTTAATGTCTTGTCGCCATGGTTTTACCCGGTTTGACGACTCGACCATCACACCTCTACCTAGATGGCGCTTGCTGCCTTGCGGAGCAGGTTTGCCGAAAACAGTGAACGTGAAGCTATTGCTCAAGAGCTGCGCATGCTTGCTGCACGCCAGCTAAGCAGTCTCGCTTCGTCATGTCATCTAGCGTCGACGTGAGGCAGTACCAAGTAGCGGCACTAAACAGCACGCAGAACGCAGCGATCATGACTCGTTCGCGCTTGCGAAGGTTTTCAGGCTTGTAGTGCATTTGGGTCATTTGCTTTTGGCGGGACGACCGCGCTTAGGTTTGTCAGATTGCTTCTTGATCTCGTCGTAACGCTTGCCAGCGAGATCGCGAGCGAGCTGCAGATCAATGCAAGCCTTGTGGTCTCTCTGAAGCTGTTTGTACTTGAACTGAGCTGAGCCAACGCGTGCGCACTGTTCAGCGATTGCTTCTTGCACGCACTCTTGCGCCATGTTCATGCGCCAGAACCATTCCTCAGCGTCTTCGTTCGTGAAGCGCTTGAGCGTTGCATTGTCGCTCTCAGAAACGTCTTCTGAAAGTTCTGCCTGCTTCATCCAAATCGCATCGAAAGCGGCGAGCAATGCTGCAACCTTGCGAGCTTCGAGGATCACATTTCGATCAGCCTCTTGAATGTCTTGATGGCGCTTGCGGTGTACCGCGAGAGCTTCGACAACCTCAGCTGATTGCTCGACGTATTCGTGGCGTTCTTTGTCGAAAGTCATGAGGCGACCTTGGGTGATGGGAACTTAGCTGCCAACTTCTGAACAACGTCAGCAAAGCTGCCGGGCTCAGGCTGGTCTTCAGGATCAGGCAAGTAAGCGACAGCGTCGCTCACAAGCTCAGCGATCACGTGCAGCTCATCTGTTGTGAGCTGCACTGGATGCAGGATGCTCATGAATCTGTTGCGCAGTGGACGTCTCCGCCCTTGTTGTTCATTGTGGCATGCCGCACACGAAATAGCAACCCTTCCTCAGCAGCTTCCCAAAGCACAGCATTGATGAATGGGCTGTAGGACGCTGACGGCGTGTCGTCTTCATAGCCTGCGCGCCTTGCGGCAACGCGGACGATCGTCATCAACTCTGAATCTTTTCGACCACGTGGACGCTGGTCGCACTTCCCGCGATTCTCTTCTTTCTCTGTGAACCCCTTGATCTGATCAGGCTCTTCGGTGATGTCCTTTGTTTCTTGAACGAAAGGCAGCTCAAGCTCGATAGACGCGCCTGGAATGCCCTGCAAGAACGTTTGCATTTCGGCCGTTTGCTCTGCGAGAGGAGCTGGAACAGCGTTTAGACCTTCGCGCCCTTCAGAGCCGCGCTTGCTTTTTTTGGTGACGATGAACCTGATTTCAGGAATCTGGCCAGACAGGCAGAGTTCATCTCGTCCATCAATGTGCCAACACAAATCCTTGAACCAACCCTGAGGATTCGCGTCTGACTGAAATATGTGGACGACAAACTCTGTTGCTACGTCATGCACAAGCGTGACTTGAGCGACAGGTCGTTTGCCGTCGGCGCTTTTGCGATAGCTGTAGGCATGGCTTTGCAGCGTCATACCTACATACTCATCGCGAGCATCAGGGCTCGGGAGTCCGAATGACTGCATAGTGAATTCGCGTAGTTGTGGCTCTCGCCAAAGCTATTATGGCATGCCACAAATGTACGCGCAATCACCAGCGCCGTTTCTTCTTGAAGTCGTACTTGTCCCAGGTATCAAGCCACTTTTCTACGCACTTCGCCGGATCTTCCGTAACGACACGGCATTCGCCAGGCCCAGAGATGACCGTCACACAACTATCGATCACGACGCTTGGATGTCGGTTTTGCATCATCGCTGTATAAGCGCCGAGCTGATCAGTCGCCGGTTTACGCCGTTTAAAGCTGCTCATGCTTCCCACGGTTTTCAAGTCGCCGATGATGATTTCTCCGCTCGGCTTGTACAGCAGAAAGTCGAACGATCCGCCCATAGATTTAGTCGGTTCGCAGAGTCGATACTCAGTCGCCATTACCTCGACATCGCGGAACACCTCACAGTCGAGTAGTGGATCGCTCCACTCACGCCAACGATCTTCGATTGTCTGTTGCTTGTCGCGCAACTTGTTGTCCAAGATTTCGTGCAGCGTTTCGCCGCGTACTTTCCATCCGTCTGGACCACCTTTCGTAACCTCAATCCAATGCTTCGCGTTGTCGTCTAGATCGAAGCTCAGCACTTGCGTTACAGATCTCGCCAGCCAGCTTTCCTTGAACCTGTAGCGATGCCACTGTGCATAAAATTTGAGATGTTCGATCGGTTTGAGCATTTCACCTTGCTAGCTCGGTGAGTATGCGGCATCATCTCGCTCGTCGCAATCTCTGAATGCACCCTCAACAGGATCAAGACACAAACTACGTCTTGCTCGATCCGCGCGTAAAAAAGCTCCTCAGATCCAAGCGACCTATTGGCGTTCCGTCTGACACGGCGTACGTGAACTTGCTATTGCAGCAATACTTGCCTACTCAACCTGATCGGTTGGGTGATTGATCCGGATAAGGAGAGCCGCGCTTATGCTCTCCTCAAGTGGGTGCCATATTCGCTGCCCACAGATTTTGATGAAGAGCTTGCGATGCATGGCGCATACAGCGCTATGCAACGTAAGCGGTCAGATGCCGCGTTAGACGAACACGACGCTAAGCATCCCTATAAGCCGAGTTCCGAGCTTGCTGCCTTTCGGGAGCTTGAACGGCTAGGAATCTACAACCAATCTGTTTTCTACTCCCCAGCAAAGGCCAAGTGTGGACACTACAGCGAACGACTCAAAAAACTGTCAGATCGACCCAGCTCTCCAGGACACGTCGGATCGCCTCGAAGCTTTAAAAGAAATCGCCGTTCGCGTCGTTGGCTATACGACGGACCCTAGTGACAGGCTTTTGCTGTTTCGTGAGCAAGCTTGTGACATTGGTTTCAACCTGACCAAAGCAGAGGCGAGTGGTTATCTCGCGAAAGCCCTAGGGCAAGATCTCGCGATACCTGAGCCCAAAAAAGGCGGCGACAACCTCAACGTCGTTCCGCAGCCGTTTCTATGGGACGGCGTAATCATGAGCGGACGTCAGAACTTACTCGTCGCTCCGCCGAAGGTTGGCAAGAGCGCATTGATGGTTGCTTTAGCTGCTGCTTCACTGCGCCAGGAGTCGCAGTTTCTAGGCGTCGGAATCACGCAGCACATCAATAAGTTCATCATCGTCGGCACTGACCAAAACGAATCTGACTGGTGGACGCTATTCAAACGTGAAGGCTTGGGAAAAGAGACTGTTGATGAGAACGGCGAGAAGAAGCATCTGCTGCATGACCGTGTGATTCTTTGGACCCTTGAAGATCGCGTGCAGCTCACAAATGAAGGCATTGAAGCCATAAGAATCCAGGCTGACGCGAACCCTGGCTCTCTCGTTTTGATTGATACCTATCACGCTTGCATCGGCCTGCTTGGCATCGAAGAATCCAGCAGCGAGTTTGATGGACCTGCGCGTCAACTTGAGCAGGCATTAGCCGGGACGAATTCAACAACCGTTCTGGTGCACCACACCAACAAAAGCGTTAGTGGTGGCAACGCGATCACTGCATCACGTGGCAACAACAGCCTGTCTGCCGCTGTTAGCTGGTCTGTTCTCTTGAACTGGTTACGCGTACCGGAAGAAGGTCAGGTGCAGACCGACCATCGCATCGCTGTAAAGCCGATGGGACGTGGTCAAGCTCAGTCGATCGTTATCGAGCTAACTGACGACGGTTGGCGTAGTCATGGCTCTGGTGATGCTGCGATGGCCGCAGAAGCGTTCTCAGAGGCAGAGGACAGTCTTGTCGGACAGATCGCAAGCGTCTATGACCACGCCTGCACGCTTTGGGAAAACGAGGTCCACACGACTGCGACCGAGATCTCTGCTCAATGCCGCATGACGAATCAGCAGGCTCTGCGTTATCTGAATCAGCTTGTTAAGCGCGGTCTGCTCGTTCGTGACGGCGTTGTTCCGAGCATCAAGGCAGGTCGCCCTGCTGTGCTGTTCAAGCCTGCTCAGTCGTTTTTAAACACTCCCCCTGAGGACGTGCGTTTAATGAAGGAAATGAGTTTTATTGACTCTGAAGCCTCGCGCGCACATGAAATAAACAATAAAACTCATTTCTCTCATAAAGAACCCTCCCCAGGGAGTACCCGAATAAAAACCACCATCGAGACAAACCTCTCTGTCGAGCGTTTGCAAAACGGAGAGTGGCGTAACGGCTGGGTAGTTGCTGACGGTTCAAACCCTGATTCCGTCACTATCGCCAAGCTCGGACAGCCGAACTATCGAATCAAGAACTTGCGCTGGACGGTCGATATAAGGCCGTGCCAGGGCTCACCGTTCACCACTACACAAAAGAAACGCCGCTTCTGATGACCACCGCACCTACAAAGATTCGCGTCAACGTCTACGTCACTCCCGAGCAGAAAGAGATGTTCGACCTTGAGGCCAAGCGCCTTGGCAAGACGCGCAGCGTTCTGATCGCTGACGCTGCTTCTCGCTACATCGAATCGCCAACGCCAACTAACGGTCTTCCTGTCGGCAAATACGTGGTCAATGACTGTGTTAACGACATAGCCCGTCGCTATAGCGGCATTCCGAGAACACAGCTTGTCGGCATGGTCGCGGCTGTGATTCGCAAGCTTGCAGCCATGTGACTTGCGTTATGGCATGCCATACGTCATGATTGTGTCAGTTCAGCCGGAGACGGCACTGCTTCATGACTGCTTCCACCCTTCTGCAAACTGATCGCTTCGAGGTCGGTCAGATCGTCTGTTCCAGCTACGGCTACGACATGACGCTGGTTGAGTATTACGTCGTTACGCGTATGACCAAGGCCAGCGTCTGGCTCCGTTGCATCAGCACCATTGTCACTAACGACGACGGTCGCGGCGAAGGCAGAGCCGTGCCCGACCTGAAGTCTCTCGAAGCAGACAGCCCTTATCAGCACGCTCCTGTCTTCCGCAAGAAGATTCAGGTCTCTGACGGCAAACAGTACGTCTCAGACACCATCAAGTATTTCCGCATCTGGGACGGCACTCCTCAGTACTACAACTCTTGGGATTGATGGTTGCGTGTGGCATGCCACATGTGTCATAATTAGATCAAGCGGGAGACCGCACTACTCGCAGAACCAATGAAGTTCACAGCAACAGTTCAGTTCACCAGCGTCAAGGGCAAGACCGCGCAACGTCAGTTCGCCGTCTGGGAAAACCTCGATGGTCCTGCTTATGAAGCTGCTCTACGCATGGGCATCGCAGCTGCTAATCAAGTTGGCGGTCATGGCGTTCATGTGGTCAACCTCAAGCAGTGGGCATGATCATGGACAAATCTGCCAAGCAACAAGAAAAGCGAGCGCGTTTTGCTCGCATATTCCCTGCTCGTGTTGACACCTTGCGTGACACCCTTCGCAAGATCGCTAACTGTTCTAACAAGGGTGCCTATGACTGGGACGCCGAAAAGGTGCAAGAGGCTTGGAAGCTGATCGCTGAGGAGTTCGCAGACACTGCGGGCAAATACGGCATCAGCTTTGAAGTGAAGGTTTCTCAGCAAGATCTTTGAGCTATGGACAATCACAATTACTGGCTCGACCTGTTCGATTCCTTCGAGCGTCTTCAGA